GAATCAAATTTTGATTATTATTTGGAAGATTACTTTAGAGATATTGATCTGAAAAAAAACATAATATAATCAGGTATGATTATTAAAGATATTCCTGTGTATGATGGCATGCTTATTCATAAGCGTTTTGCGTATAACTACTTTCGTAAGAAGACTTTACCGATAGGCAATATAATTGCATTTAGAGCCCCGATGAACGTACAGGCAGAAGGTATGATTGATAGTGAAGACGTTCTACAGAATGATTTTATCTATAGTGAAGATGCGGTAAATTTTTGTTGGGAGATACCTAATATTGATCCTTACGGAGCTGTTGCTTTTCAGAGATTGTTTAATACTCAAATAGCTAACATACTTTATAAAATTATAAAGAAGCCTATTGAGGTTGATGGTGATGATCTAATGGTACATGGTGAATTTACTGGGAGCGACGGTTCAATACAGAAGGTTGGTAAATGTAGCGTAAGTATCACTTACGTGAATAATAGTGTAGCAATAGGCCATACAGGTATAAATGTACAAGCTGGTCGTAAAGCTCCACCGTTCGCATATAGTACTAATATGACTGATGAGCAAGTAGATGCATTTATGAAAAATGTTATTGATATGTTTTATGAAATGAGCGATGATATTTTTATTGCAACTACAAAAGTAATCGTTTAATGACAATTTTTGATATACTTAATTCAGTAATATACTCAAAAAATAAACTACAACTAAACTGTGATGATGAGTCGCAGTTTAGTTCGTTTATGATGAATAGATGGTTATCATTTTATTCACCGGAAATGAATAATTATGTTAATAGTCTTTACAATAGGCAGTTACCTCATTTACAAACAAAGCAAGAACAATACGATTATTACTTTAATACATTACCTACACTCCGTTTTAAAAAAATAAATTACATTAAAAAAGCTACAAAAGAGGCTGATAAAAAAGAAGACATAATTCTTCCAGAGTTTTTAAGCAAAAGAGAGTATGAAAAAAACGTTGAGTTTGCTAACTCTTTAAGTATATAAAGATATGGCACAAGTATCAATTGATGTATTAGAACCTAAAAAAAGTCTTATTGATTTAGACAGTTACGCAAAAGGTAACTTCGGCATTGGAGATGATTTTAAATTAACATTTTTATTTGATGATATAGTGTTAGTTGAGTATATCGATGAAATAAATGATGGTACCGGTGATGCTATTGTAAGAAATGGTGTATACGTACCGGTTAATGCTTTAATTAAAGCATGGAGAAAAGCAAAAGTAATTTTAGTTGGTCCTAGCGTGAGATATTGTAAGAAAGATGATATAGTCATCTTTCCAAATGATAAAGGAGCGTCAGTATCAAATATAGAGGTTGAAGGTTACGGTAAATTAAAGAAAGGAGTTTTTTTAAACGAGCAGAGATTGTTTGGGATTTGCACCAACGTAAATGCAAATTCTACGTCTCCTCAAGTTTTCTTAACTGAAGATGACGCTGGAAAATCTTCAAAATCTACTAAGAGAAAACGTTTGTGAAATAGTATTCGTTAGAAGACGTCCTAGACTAGGACGTCCTCCAGTAAGAAGAATGCTATGCACATTAGACGCTAATTTACTGAATAGTGTTAACGGTAGATTATCTTTAAATTATAAACCAGCTTCAGGTGTTTTACCATATAATGCTGCAGCTAAAAATCTTTTACCTGTATGGGATATTTTTATGCAAGACTGGAGAATGGTAAATATGAATGAATGCAATCTAATAAATACTATTAAATCAGAGGATTTTTGGGAATATTTTAACACCAATTTAATAACTATGACACCATATCAAAAAATAGCATACATGGACTCATGATAGAAAAAACAGAAAAAATTATTAATACTTTCCTTCAAAAAGAGGTGGTGTTTTTTATCAATAGTGAAAAACCTCTCAAGAATGGAAAATTGCTTATTTTTAAGTTTAAAGATTTTTATCTAAATTTTATTATAAAATCTGACAATACATCAAAGATATTTGAGTTGCCTTTTCCATTTAAAATTTATCATGAGGATAATTATATAAAATTTTCATACACCTTAGAAGATTTTTCTCAAAAAAATCTAGATTTGTTGGTTAAAGCAAAACTTTTAAAACCTAAAAAAAGAAATAAATTATACAATTCAGTGGTGGTTTTATCTGCATTGAACTAATATAATTGGTGGGTGTATAGTAGATACCTTACCAAATTTCCAGACGGCTATAATCCAAGCAAGCAACAAATAGAGCTTGTAAAACGTATTGAAGATGCGTATACAAAAGGCTTTAAATATGTTATATGCAGTGCTCCAACCGGGTCAGGTAAAAGCTTTGTATCAAAAACTTTAGGTAATATATCTAATGATTGTACGACAGAGTTTAAAGAGCTTATAACTACATACAAAGCTTTTAAGCAAGATTATATAGGTAACTATACTAATGAGGTTGATTGCATGAAAGAACCTCCATTTGGTGCATTTACACTTACGATTACAAAATCTCTCCAAGACCAGTATTATAAATTGTTTGATGATTCTGCATTACTGAAAGGTAAAAATAACTACCAATGTCAAATTGATACTGGGGTAGATGTTGAAAATGCTCCATGTCTTCTTGCAAATAAACTTAAAGAAGAGTGTTGGCATAAAAACATTTGCCCATACTATAATGCAAGAAATAAAGCATTAACTGATAGATTTAGTGTGCTAAACTATAAAATGTTTTTAACATTACCTGGGCATGTTAAACGTAAAAATTTTATTATTTGTGATGAAGCATCTGAACTTGAAGATGAATTGGTAAAACATTTTTCGGTTTTTATTGACCCTGATAAACTTAAAACTTTAGGAGTTAAAGTGCCATATCTTTATACAAATAACCATGAGGATGTTTATAAATGGTTAACTCAAATACAAATAGTTATTGGTGAATACGTCCAATCTCTAATTGAAAAGCATAATAATAAAAATACTCAACTAAACATTAATGATAAGATCAAGTTAAATTATTTTAAAAACTTGCATAGAACTTTAAATTTAATTGATGAGACATGGGGTAGCTGTGAATATGTTTGTCAACGTGAAAACAAAACGGTAAAGATAATGCCTTTAAGAGTAAACGCTTTGTCAAAATATATTTTTAATTATGCAGATAACGTACTGTTAATGTCAGCAACTATAGTTGATCATAAAAACTATGCAAAAACCTTAGGCATAGATGAATATAAATATATTGAGGTTGATAGTACGTTTGATAGTACTAAAGCTCCTATTTACGTTTCAGTAAAAAATAAATTAAACAAAAGTAATATTGATAAGATGTTACCAAAAATAGTTTCACAAATTGAAACTATTTGTGAAAGTCACAGGCAAGATAAGGGTATCATTCATACCCATACTATGCAAATTACTGAGTACTTGCAAAAACATCTCAAAGATAAAAGATTTTTGTATAGAGACAGTGAATCAAGAAATGAAAATATTTTATCAGTGCATTCAAGATCCCCTGAACCTACATGTATTGTAAGTCCGTCGATGACGTTTGGTGTAGATTTAAGAGACAATTTAGCTAGATTTCAAATTATAGTTAAAGCAGCATTTTTACCTTTAGGTGATGCTCGAATTAAAAAACTTTTCGATGAAGATAAAGTTTGGTATTCTAACAAAATGCTTATTAATTTAGTTCAAGCATGTGGTAGAGGTATTAGAAGTAAAGACGATTACTGTGTTACGTATATACTAGATGGTACAGTCTATGATGTTGTTCTGGCTAATAAGCATAAGTTACCTAAATACTTTATAGATAGGTTCGTATAAATATATATGGTGTTACAATTTAAACATTATTTTTTACAAAAAGAAGGTTTTAGAGATAAGGCAAAAATGTTAGGTATTCTTGCTTCCCTAGCTTTTACCTCACCACTAATATCTAAAACATCTGATAGTTTATACAATCAACTAGTTAAACATGAAGGTTTATTACGTAAACCTTACTATGATTCAAGAGGTAATTTAACCGTAGGTATTGGATTCAATCTAAATGATATTAGTAATCAAAAAATTTTAAGTAAGTTAAATATAAAAAAAGAAGACCTCAAAAGAGGTCTTAATGATAACCAGGTCAAAGCTTTATTTGATGAAAGTATGAAGATTGCTAAAGCTGACGCTTTAAAGTATTTACCTAACTTATATTCACATCCAGTGCAAGTACAAAATGCTATAATTGATATGTCCTTTAATTTAGGGTATAATAGATTAAACAAATTTACAGATTTAAAAAAATCTTTAATGAAAAGAGATTATAAAACTGCTGCTAATAATATGTTAAAAAGTTTATGGGCAAGGCAGGTGGGTAAGAGAGCAAATTATTTAGCGGATCTTGTTAGATCTGCGAGATGATTTTTTTCTTAATCTCGGTAAAGTAAAAAAAGAGGTAACCATTTTAGGGTTTAAACTATCTCCTTTGAAACCGCTATAAGCTGAAGGAGAAGATTGATCAGTATCAAACACTCTGTTTTGAGAACTAAATTTGCGGCTCATTGGAGCCGCAACGCGACGTTTTGAATCGAAAGGGACTCTTCTATCTTCGTTTACTTTTTCTTTTTTTTTACTGCTTTACCTTTAGCTTTTTCACCTGTAGCCATTTTAATAGCCCTATCTCTTGACCCCATATATTCATCTTTTGGGGATTCTAATTTACCATCTCTATCATAATCTTTTTTTGCATGCTTTTTTTCAGACAAATAAGTTTGTACTAGATCATTGAATCTCATATTATTATTTATATAATCTCTTCATGGTTAAAAGTAAAAAAATAGTATGTGTTTTGACAGGTAAAACCAATTTATATTCTGGCGAGTATTTACAGAAAAAAATCCAAGAATACGGTAGCGAGGTTAATTTAAATAAGTTTTATATTTGTAAAGAAGCAAAATCTTTGCTTAAAAAAGGCTATAAAGTTAATGACGTGCGTAAAATTTTAGATGTTCCTTTAGATGCAGAACCTTTATCTAAAGATATATTAGAATATGTTGAAAAAGAATTCCAAAAGACAGCAATTAAAATAAACGATACAACATACGACTCGTTAAGTACTGTATCAGATTTAACTTTTAATAAATCTGATCCTGACGTTGAACAATTCATTAACAATACTATACTTAAAAAACTATGATAGATATAGACTTAGTTAATTTGCAGGTAAATTTAAAAGATTGGATTATGTTACCGGATAATTGTTACCCGGTATTGTTTTTAGGATTTATCATAGAAAATGAATATGATAACGTGAGAATACAGTTGAATAAAAAATACACACCGGTAAACATTATTCATAAATTAAAAAATGATGTTAAACTAGGTATGGGTTTAAAAGGTGTAATACTAAAACCTAACGATAATGTTAAAAAGTTAATGTCTCTTATAAAAGAGCAGGAAAAAAATAAGATAAATCTCGTTACATATGAGAATTTACTAAACCAATTTAACTTTGAATGTAAAGATACATATAAATACTTTTGCGCCGGTATGTATCCTCTCGATTTTAATAACTTAAAATCAGTTTGTATAGATGATTTTAATACTGATAAAAAAATATTTCAGCATCTTTTAAACCTTGACGAGAAGAGCTTCGACTTTCAAAAATTTTCTTCCTTGAAATTATTCATACTAACGGTATAATTTGGGTCTTTCATTAAATAATATTCCTATGATTTTTGACGAACAGATCTCCCGTAAACCTAATTTGTATCCTTGGACCGATGAATTTATAGAATCTATGCATAATGGCTTCTGGACTCACAAGGAGTTCAGTTTTAAGTCTGATGTACAGCAATTCAAAGTAAAGCTTACAGATCAAGAAAGAGAAGTAATTATCCGTACATTATCTGCTATTGGTCAAATAGAAGTAGCAGTAAAAACATTCTGGGCTAAGCTAGGTGAGAACTTACCACATCCAGCATTACAGGACTTAGGGTATGTAATGGCTAATACGGAAGTTATTCATAATAACGCATATGAAAGATTACTTACAGTATTGGAACTAGAAGACGTATTTGAAGAAAATCTCAAACTAGAATGGATACAAGGACGTGTAAAATATCTTAAAAAATATACCCATCGTTATTACAAAGATTCAAAGAAGCAATATCTTTATGCTATTATTCTTTTTACTCTTTTCGTCGAAAATGTATCCTTAATGAGTCAGTTTTATATTATTAACTGGTTTGCACGTAATAAAAACGTTTTGAAAGATACTGATCAGCAAGTCAAATATACTCGCAATGAAGAAAATATTCATGCTCTGGTTGGTATGAAGATTATTAATACAATAAGAGAAGAATATCCGGAACTCTTTGATAAAGAGCTTGAAGAGAGAATCTTATCCGAGGCAATGGAAGCTTATAACAGCGAGGCTAAAATTGTCGATTGGATGGTTAACGGTGTACAAGAAGATGGTCTTACTGCCGATCACCTTAAAGAGTTTATTAAAGACCGTATTAATGAATCTCTTCGTGGTATTAACTTCCCAGTTGCTTTTGATACAGATACAAAACTTCTCAAAGAAACGCAATGGTTTAACGAGGAACTTCTTGGTAATAATATGACAGATTTCTTCCATACTAGACCGGTAGAGTATTCTAAGAAGTCGAAATCATTCTCCGAATCAGATCTCTTTTAACATGGAAACAAAAAATTGCTATTGGCTGAATAAAGATTCACGTAAATTTCTCAGTCGTGGGTATCTTTTAGAAAATGAAACTGCAGAACAGCGTATTAGTGATATAGCTAAAACTGCAGAAAATTATCTCAATATAAAAGGTTTTGCAGAGAAGTTTGAAGACTACATGTACCGTGGGTTTTATTCTCTTTCATCCCCTATATGGGCTAATTATGGTCGTAAGAGAGGTCTACCTATATCCTGTTTTGGTTCATATGTTGATGACGATATGGATGATATCTTATACAAGATATCTGAAGTAGGTACCATGTCTAAAGCTGGAGGTGGTACGTCGGGATTTTTTGGAGCTATCCGTCCTAGAGGTGCTCCTATTGGATCTGGTGGTGAATCTACCGGTGTGCACCATCAGTTAACTGTGTTTGAATCTCTCACTGACTATATCTCTCAAGGTAATGTAAGGAGAGGTTCGTTTGCTGCATATTTACCTATTGACCATAAAGATATAGAAGAGTTTCTTAATATCAGAAAAGATGGAGACACCATTCAAAATCTTTCTATCGGTGTATGTGTTAGCGATGAATGGATTAAGTCAATGTTAGACGGGGATAAAGAAAAGCGTCGAGTATGGGGTCTTGTTATTAAGAAACGTTTTGAGTCTGGTTACCCATATATTTTCTTTACTGATAATGCAAATAACCAAGCACCGAAAGTCTATAAAGATAAAGGATTAAAAATTCATCATAGTAATCTATGCACTGAAATCATGCTTTCAGATGGTGTGGATGAATCATTTGTATGTGATCTATCTTCACTTAATTTTGAAAAATGGAATCAATGGAAAGATACAGACGCAGTTGAGACCTTAGTTTACTTCTTAGATTCTGTTATGACAGAATTTATTAACAAGACTGAAAATATGGTCTTTATGAAGAACCCGAGAAAGTTTGCAATTAATCAAAGAGCTTTAGGTATTGGAGCTCTTGGTTGGCATACTTTTTTACAATCACAGATGATTAGTTTTGAATCGTTAGAAGCTAAACTGATCAATAATCAGATTTGGAAGACCGTACGTAAAAAAGCAGATGCAGCTACAGAACAAATGGCTAAAGAGTATGGGGAGCCACCTCTGCTAAAAGGGTACGGGCGCCGTAACGTTACTACACTAGCAGTTGCCCCAACAACTTCGAGTTCTTTTATTCTTGGTCAAGCATCCCCATCCGTGGAACCTCTTAACTCAAACTACTTTGTAAAGGATTTAGCTAAGGGTAAGTTTACATATAAAAATCCTTACCTTGAAGCTCTACTCGAAGACAAAGGTAAAAATACAGAAACGGTATGGAAGTCAATCCTAGTTAAAGGGGGGTCTGTACAGCATTTAGAATTTCTCACTCAAGAAGAAAAAGATATCTTTAAGACCTTTGGTGAGATAAGCCAGAAAGATATAGTTATTCAAGCTGCTGCCAGACAAAAATATATAGACCAAGGTCAATCGTTAAACATAATGGTACCACCAGATACAAAGCCAAAAGATGTAAATGAACTTATTATCTTTGCGTGGGAGTCAGGTATTAAGAGTCTTTATTATCAACGTTCTGCTAATCCGGCACAAGAACTTGCTAGATCAATACTATCATGTTCTAACTGCGAAGCATAATATTGGTATTTTTAATGCAGGAAAATAAATAATTTTGTATGACTAAACTAACTACACATTCATATAATCCGATAGCTAATATTGAAAAGCTCTTCAATGAGCAATTCAATCTAATACCAATCTTCCATGATCTGGAAGAGGTTTACCGTACAGGCGACACTGTACGTTTTGCGCAAGATGAAAAGGGTATAACAGTCGATATTGATTTACCTGGTGTTAAAAAAGAAGAGACTGAAATGAATATTGATACAAATACTCGTGATGTTTATATTACCGCAAAAAGAACGGTAAGAGATCACCAGGGGGAAAAGAAACATACTTTAAATAGAAGTTTCTCCGTAGGGAGAGAGTATGATCTTTCTAATGTTACTGCAAGACAGGTTGATGGTGTATTGACAGTTACAGTGCCTCGCCTTAAGAAAGAAACGTATATTCGAAAGGTGGAAATCAGTTAAGTAGGTATTATAATGGATAGTACACTTATATGGTGTACTATCCTAATTTTTTTTGCTATGAATAATAATAATAAACTAACAACAATAATTATGTTTGTTTTGATGTGCGCAACATCCTGGGCTCTACCAGGAGTTACAAGCACTAATCTTCAAACTTCCGCAGGTGTTACTACCAATATTACTGGTAATACGCTGACGATTACTGCTCCGAATAGAGCCATCTTGAGTTGGCAAAATTTTGGAAATGGGGCAGACGCTATCAATGTAGGTGATACTATTAACTATACTTTGCCA